ACGTCTGTTATCTTCATAATGTATTCTAACAAAACAATCTTTAACTTTAACGCCGTAAAGCATAGTAAAGTCTGGAGAGTTACGTAGATCCACCGGATCAATATTTAATAAAGGAATTGTTGTTTCCGCAGGTTTATAGATATTTCCCCACGTTGATTTGTTAACTAAATTAATGCTGTGTTCAAGACCAATATGATCTCTCATATAAGTATTTAACATATCCCAAGTTCTTGAGAATGGAAATTCTTTAGAGTTAAAAGTTGATTGTAAAATATCGTTGGTAAGTTTTTCTTGGTCTATCTCAAAACCTTTCGGCATAGCAATGTCGCCGTAAAATAAACTTTGTTCTGTTAAAACTTTTCTCTGCATACCACCACCTTTTTTAATTTATGCTTTGCTGTCTGTCAAGTCCCAAGTTGTATTAGTTTCATTCCAGACGTAACTCCAAGAATGAGTATCAGCTGTATTTTGTGATTCTTGTTCAGCTGTTAATTCAGGGGCATTACCGATCGGTGATTGCCATCTAGCTGATGCATTATGTTTTACCCAAGATGCGTGAGGTTTTTTAGGCCAAAAGATTTGATCATCCTCGTCCCAAGTATAACCAATGCCTGCGTAGTTTCCTCTAAAAGGTGTACCACCATTATTGTGAACGCCACCTGATGTATTGTATGAAGTTTGAATCCACATCTGTGCTGGCCAGTTGTTGTGAGTTTCTAAATATTGTTGACCTACAGATTCATCTTCAACGCCGTCAGCGTTCAACATATCACCATTATTCAAAGTTAATACTTGAATGACTTTACTGTTAGATCCTAGTTTTGCAAAATGTGCCATAATATTTCTCCTTATATCTTATTTATTGTTTGTTGTAAATACCATTTTAATTTTGGAATTTGTATCTTATTATAACAATTCCTGAACCGCCGTTTTGACCACTAGAAAGTGGATTTAATGGTCCAGATCCACCAGCCCCACCACCAGTATTAGCTGTTCCATTTGTTTGTGTTACACTAGGTGACCCACCAGTTCCACCACCACCTGGTCCTGGAGGACCAAATACACTTTGACCACCACCACCACCACCACCAGCTCTTGCAGTTGGTGTTCCATTAATTGAACTTGTTGCTCCTGCTCCACCTGCTCCACCACCAGAAGGAGTATGATTTGCACCCGCAGCTGTAGCTCCACCACCACCACCTGAATTAGCTGGAGGTCCTGATGCACCACCGCCTGGAAATCCTTGTGAAGGACTTACAGGAGGTGTATTACCTACTCCACCTGTAGGTTGACCTGGACCTGAATATCCTGAACCACCACCTGAACCACCATTCAGACCTGTTGTATAACCAGATCCACCTCCACCTGTTGATGTTAATGATAACGCTATACTTGGAGATCCTGAACCTCCAGGAGAAGGCCCTGAAGCAGTTGCTCCACCAGCTCCTACTGTAATTGGATATGATGTTGCTGAAACTGAAAATGCTGAACCTCCCGCTAGAGGAGAAACTGTATAACTTCCTGAAACTGTTCCTGGAGTTTCTCTAAAACCCCCTGCTCCACCTCCACCTGGATTATGAGATGCAGAACTAGTTCCCCAAGAAGCTCCACCGCCAGCTATTACCATATAATCTACTGCAGTTGAACCTGCTGCATTACCAACACAAGATACACAAAATGCTCCTGGAGCTGTAAATGTATGTATTCTATAATCACCAGAACAAGTAATTGTTCCACCTGTTGCTGTAACATATAATGATGTTGGTGCCTCATTTTGTAAACCTGAATCTGTTACTAACCAACCTTGTGTTGAATCTACAAAAACTAATGTAACGGCAATACCACTATTAGTTAAAGTTGCATTAACAGCTGAACCAGCAATTTTATCTGAACCATTTTGAATTAATATACAAGTATCTGTATCAAAAGTTCCTGCGTAATCTTTTATTGCAACTACATCACCTGCAGAACCTGCTGGTAGTGTTACATCAATCTCACCACCTGTTGTATTTACAAAATAACCTACACCACTTACTGCTGTAAAGTCTCCTGTTTTAACTGTTGTGTCCCAAGAAGCTGCACCGGTTGCGCCGAACCCTGCCGCCGTACCACTATTAGTTATAGTTGCACCTGCAGGAATTGTGAACGTATCGCCACTATCTCCTAGTGTGACTGTACCACACGCTGTTCTTGGACTAATTTTATTTACTTTTACTTCACTCATAATTTTTACCTATTGAAACTTATATCTTATTATTACTACACCTGAACCGCCGCCACCTGCTCCACTAGAACCGGGAATATTATAACCTCCGCCACCTCCACCACCACCTAAATTAGCTGTTCCATTTACTGCATTTCCTTGCGTTCCTGCACCTTGACCACCACCGCCTGCGCCGCCTGGTGCACCTGTAGTTCCACCTTCTCCAGGTTCGTTTCTTGAAGCTCCACCACCTCCTCCACTATAATTTACTGATCCACTTGAAATACTACTTGGTGCTCCTGCACCACCTGGTGCTCCTGTAGCACTTGGAGGACTTGGAGATGAAGATGCATTAGTTCCAGCAACTGTTGCTCCACCCCCTCCTGAACTAGCATAAGGACCTGTTGTTGGTTTACTTCCACCATCTTTACCTTGAGAGGGACTTACAGGAGGTGTATTTCCTGAACCTCCACTCCAAGTACTACCTTCATTTCCACCACTTCCACCACCTGAACCTCCTGGAAGGCCCACAGCACCTGGATTTGCTCTTCTACCACCACCGCCACCACCAGTAGATATTATTGTTGAAAAAATTGAATTTGAACCATTTTGTGCAGGACCACCACAAGTCGGTGTTCCACCACAAGGCGTACCTCCTGCTCCAACTGTAATTGGATAATTTTGTGCTGAAACTGTAATTCCTGTTCCACCTGGATTACCATCTAAAGGACTAGCTGTATATGGAGTAACTGGACTTTTATATTCTCTAAATCCACCAGCTCCACCTCCACCACCAGCTCCTATATAACCACCAGATGCACCACCTGCAACAACCATATAAGATACTACATTATTAGCAGCACAACCTGACACCCCACTTACACAAAAATTTCCAGGACCTGTGAATGTTGCTATTTTTGTATTAGCACAACAAGGTGCTGTTACTAAAGTATTACAAGCTCCTGAAATGGTTGCTGATATAAAAGGAGGGTTTCCTCTAACATTACTTGTTGAATCCATAGTATTAATCCAACCTTGTGTTGAATCAACAAATACAAAAGTTACTGATTGGCCTTCTGTGCCTAAAATTGCATTTTGATTTAATGAACCAATTTTATCTGTGCCATTTGGTACAACTGTTAAATTAGTTGTTTGAAAAGTTGCTGCGTAATCAGCAACAGATACGATTGCACCAGCAACACCTGCTGGTAAATTCATATTAAAAGCTCCACCTGAAGTATTTGCAAAATAACCTACACCATTAGCTGCTGTAAAAGTTGCAGTTACTGGAGTTGTTGCCCAGTCTACTGTCCCTGTTCTACCTAAACCTACTGCCGTTCCGTTGTTAGTTATAGTTCCACCAGATGCAATTGTAATTGATCCACCTGATTGAACTTGAATCGCGCCGCCGGATTGAACTTGTTCTGTTACTCCATTAGGAATAATAACCGTATCACCATTTTGACCCATAGTGATGTCCGTTCCGCATTTGTTGATGATGTTTGAATCATCTGAAACTTTATTTATATTATCTACTTTAATTTTACTTGTCATAATTATTGAAATTTATACCTTATTATTACTATACCTGAACCGCCACCACCACCAGCATTTGGTCCTGGTCTTGAATCAGTACCACCACCTCCACCACCTGTATTTGCAGTTCCTGCTACACCAGCTGCATTCGTTACACCTGCACCTCCTCCACCTAAACCACCTGGTCCAGGGTTAAGACCAGGACCAGAACACCCACTAGAATTTCCACCTCCACCACCAGCAAAATAATAATATCCTCCAGAAGATTGTCCAGAAGTTCCAAAAGCATTTGGTACACCGCCACCTACACCACCTGCACCACCATTTGCACTTGGTTTAATACCATCTGCACCTCTTGCTAAAGCTCCACCACCACCGCCTGCATTAAAAGGAGCACCTGGACTATAATTACCTCCTGTAGGAGAAGGACTAGTTTGATTTCCACTTCCACCTGGTTCTCCTTGTGATGGAGATACTGGAGGTGTATTTCCTAATCCTCTTACATTAGCATTAGGTGCACAACCTGGAGCACCACCTGCTCCACCACCACCTGAACCACCTGGTTGTCCTGTATTATTACCTGGACCTATCTTGTTTACCTGCTCCACCACCTGTTGTTGTTAATCCTAAACCTGTTGTATTACTACCTCGTGTTGAATCTGTATTACCGGCTGATGCATTACCTGTTCCACCACCACCAATTACTATTGGATACGCTTGTGCTGTGACTGTTATACCTGCTGGTGCTGCTATAGGTTTTGCGGGATAAGTTGCTGGTGCTAAACTTGGAGAAGCAAATCTAAATCCACCAGCACCTCCACCGCCTGCAATATATTGACCACCGCCACCACCACCACCGGCTGTCATTAAATATTCTACTGCATCTCCACTACCTGCTGGATTACCAACACTATTAACTGTAAAATCTCCTGGACCTGTAAAAGTTGCAATTTTGTAATTACCACAACTTGCTGTAGTTATAGCATTTCCTGCTCCTGAAACTGATGCACACGTAAAAGTTGGGAGAGCACCTGATGTTGAGTATTCATTACTTTGAACCGATCTCCAACCAACTGTAGCGTCTATATAAACAAAAGTTAATCCTAAACCTTCAGTTGATAAAGTAATAAAACCACCTGCAGTACCACCATTAATTTTTTCTGAACCATTTGGATCTACTGTTAAATTATTTGAATCAAATGTATTATTATAATCTTGTATTGAAACTATCGCTCCTGCAACACCTGCTGGTAAATCTACTTCAAAAGTACCACTTGTTGTATTACAAAAATAACCTTCGCCATTAACTGCTGTAAAAGTAGCAGTCTTTGGAGTTGTTTGCCAATCCACAGTTCCTGTTCTACCGAATCCTGTTTGACTTGCACCACTTGCTAAAGCTACAGTTCCACCACATCTACCTAAAGTTACCGTAGTTGCATCTACAACAACAGTTTTACCTGCTCCACCACCTGCTGTTAAAGTTGTACCGCAGGATGTTTGTTGTTCGATTGCATCTACTTGAATTTTGCTCATTAGACAATTACCAACGTTCCGGTTACTGTGATTGTATTAGGGATAGTGACTGGACCAGCGAGGACCGCTGACTCAATTACGATGTCTTTATTATTAATAGTTTCCGCATGAGTATAGATCTGTTCCGAACCAGGTTTGTTACCTATA